ATAGGGCGGATCACAGATCACAGCATCGACGGACCCATCCGGCAGCCCCGCCATTACATCTAGGCAGTCGCCGAGGTACAGTGTCGCGTTGCCGATGACGACGGGGCTCACGTCGTCGGCTCCTGGTGCTGGGTGGCGAGGGCTGCGGCGAGATTATGCTGGTCGTCGTTGGGTGCCAGGATTTCCCAGCGTCGCCACTCTACCTCCACAGCCTTTCTGGATCGCCGCAGCAGGCGGGCCGCGACGGCGGCACCGAGGTGGAATACCTGGCCTCGGGTGTTGTGTCGCCGTCCGTCCGGCCACAGCCGCTCTGCGACTGTTCCGGCGGCCACGATTCGGTGGCCGGCCCGGTACATCTCGGCCAACACGGCCTCAAGACGGCCGCTCATAATCGCCTCCCGCGCCCAGCCCAGACGCCATCGACAACCTCGTCGTTGGTAGGCTGCTGGGGCGCGTACCGTGCAATAACAGCCCGAGCGAAGGCGTTGGCCTTTTCGATCACGCCCTCGGCTGCCGTCCCGTGTTCATAGATGTGGTCCAGCAGTCCGTCGAACTCGGGCATCCCAATGACGTTGACAGTCTCGCTCGTCGCAGCGGGCTGCTGTGGCCCGGCGGTAAAAGCGTTTACTGCAGCGAGTGCCACATCTCGGTAATCCTGCCAGCGGTATTTATTACCGCGAGCGTCGCCTTTGCGATCGGGGTTCTCTTCGCACGCCACGCAGATCGCGCGTGCAACAGCCTCCACCACAGCCTCGGGAATCGACTTATTCATTGCATTCTCCTTCGCCAGCGCGGCGCGCGTCCTCGATGCGACGGCAGGCAACCCCGAAGTATCCTGGTTCGCGCTCGATGCCGATGAACCGGCGGCCCTCAAGGAGCGCCATCTTGCCCGTAGTGCCGCTGCCGAGGAACGGGTCCAGCACCACGTCGCCGGGGTTGCTCCAGCTTATGATGTGGTCGCGGGCAAGCGCCTCGGGGAATGGCGCGGGGTGTACTGCGTCCCCCTTTTGCGAAACTGTTGCAACCTCCCACACATTGAATCTCTGCCCAAATTGGCGATACACAGCATCTTTGTTTTTGATCAATTTACCATCGGCACCTCTGATGGTTGGCCCCTTTCTAATCTGCCCGAATGATTTGTTCGGACGATCTTTAATTGGGTTGAATGTCGAAACGGGGCCTTTGCTGAAAACAAACATGTACTCAAATACCGGAGCGTAACGAGTTTGTAGCGCGCCAACTGCAGAAAACGTAGGCTTTGCCCAGATCATCGTGTCGTGCAGATTGAACCCGCACTCCATTGCATACAGCGCCTGCCGGAAGCTGGTTCCCGTCTCGCTGCCATTGATCGTGGCATCGCTCACGATCCACACGACCACGCCTCCTTGCTTGGTGACGCGGAACAGTTCGCGGATGATCGCCTGCCATTTCTCCGGCGTCCAATCGTTCAGCGTGCCGTTGTATGCCCGCAGGTTGTCATAGGGCGGGCTGGTAACGGTCAGGTCAACGCTCGCATCCGGCAGCCCCGCCATTACATCTAGGCAATCGCCGATGTACAGCGTGGCGTTACCGATGACGACGGGGCTCACGTCGTCGGCTCCTGGTGCTGGGTGGCGAGGGCGGCGGCGGCTGCAGTGGTATCGGGTGGTGTGGTCATGCTTTCCTTTCTGGGTGGGGAATCAGAACGGGATGTCGTCGTCCATATCCTCGAACCCGCTTCTGGCGGGAGCGGGAGCGGGACGCGGTGCGGGGGCTTGGCGCTGGGGCGCGGGTTGTGCGGTTTCGCCGTTCTTGCCGCCGGCAAACTCCAGATCCTGGATGCGGCCGGCCAGCTTGTGGCCTTGCGTGCCGTCGCTCTTGGTGAACGTCTCGATGCGCAGATCCTGGATCGTCACCCACACCTGCTGCCCTTTGACCAGGTACGGCGCCAGTGTCTCGGCGCGCTTGCCCCACAAGCCGGCCTCGACCCACGTTGTCGGCCGCTTGCCATCGGCATCGCGCTTCCCGTAGGAAAACGCCAGGGACAGATTCACGACCGCCTCGCCGGACGGCACGTATCGCACTTCAGCATCGCGGCCAACGCGGGCCACGCCGGAATAGATGGCGGACATCAGTACATCCCTTCCAGGTTGGGTGGGGTGTAGTTCGGCCCCTTGATGATCTTCCCGTTCGCGTCGCGCAGCGGCTTGCCGTCTTGCAGCTTCGACCAGTTCGCGCGGTCCACTTCGATGGTTGCTGCGACGGTGTGGAACTTGGCACAGTGGCCGACGCCTACTGCGGTCACGATCTGGTCGCAGATGGCATCGAGCGCCGCGGCGCGGTTGCCGATCGTCACGTCGTACTCGCCGGACTTGATCCGGTCGGCCAGCAGGTGCATCAGGGCGCGCGCCCCGGTCAATGCGGTTGCGCCGTCAGGGTTCAGGCCGATGAGGCTGTCAATGAACTCCGCGACTTCCTCGACGTGCACGCCGATCTGGACGCGAAGATCCGCCTCGGTCGGCTCTGGGCGCGCGGCCTGGTGCCAGCGCGCGATGCTTCCAATCATAGCTCCTCCTCAAAACACCGCGGCATCCATGCACGCGGTCAGGTGGGTGATGAGCGCCTCGACGACGCGCTTAAGTCCGTCGCGCGTCACGGGCATGGCGATGCCAAGCTCGGCAAGGCCCGCCTCGTCGATGCGCAGCGGGTGGATCGCGGCGTTGATCTGGCCGATGGTGAGGTGGGGGGTGGCCGGAATCGAACCGGCCCCACGGGTTAGCGGCCCGTTGCCCGCGTTCGCCGCCGACGTCGCTGCGGCTGCCATCGGGTACCCTGCCGGCGCAGCGGCGCCACCGCCCGGCACGAAGGCGCATCCAGCGCCACCCCCCTTGATCTCCTGCTCGCGCAGCCGCTGCGCCTCGGCGATCTTGCGCTGGCGCTCGGCGTGCTCGGCCACGCGCTGCGCGATGATGCCGCGCAGAGCCTCCTCGCTCAGCTCTAGGCACAGGCGCGGCGCATCCGGCCACAGGTTGCCGTGTTCCTCGATGGCCTGGCTGACGACGGCCATGTTGGCGCGCACGAACCGAGCCAGCTCATCCGCATCGATCTTGTGCCGTGCTACCTCCGCATCCAGCGCGTCGGCCATGGATTGCAGGGACTTCTTGCCCTTGATGACCGCACCAAGGTCGGCGGTCAGGCTGGCCGGGATGCCGGGCGCGTAGTCGCCCAGGTCGGCGGCGATGGCCTGGTAGTGTGCGCGCACGCGCTGCACGGCTTGCTGTACCAGGTCTGCGCGGATCTGCTCCTTGCGCGTCTTGACCGCTTTCTCCAGCGCCAGCCGCGCCTGCCGGATCGACTCGGACACAGTGTCTGCCGTGCGCAGCACCGCGTCCACGTCGGCCATCTGCGCGATGGCCTGCTCCTTGGCGGCCTTGATGCGGGCCTCGGCGTCGCTGCACGCCTTGGCCGCAGCCTCGGCGTCGGCGAAGTCCTGGTCGTCCTTGAGGTCGGACGGCTTGGGCAGCCGCGCCAGGAACGCATCCGCCCCGGCGCGGAAGGCGTCGAGGTTGGAGGCCACCACGCGGCCCTCCACGCGCAGCACCAGCGTGCCGAAGCCTTCGACCGGCTTGGCCTGCACGGGCTCTGGCTCGGGGCGGAAGTTGGTAATCTCCGGGTCTTGCAGGTCGCGCTGGAACTGTTTCCAGCCTTCGATCAGCGCCTTGCGGCGCTCGGGCTTGCTGGTGTACCAGCAGTGGGCCGGGGGCTCGCTTTCGTCTCCGCAGGTGAACAGAATGCGGTCGGCGCCGGACACCAGCATCTGCTGTTCCAGTTGCCATACGTGGTGGATGGGTGGCTCGCCGTGCTGTTCAATGTGCGCGATCGTCGAGGCGTTGCGCAGTTTGTTTTCCCAGCCGATGTCGCCCGTCATGGTTAGGCCGTCCATGCTGGCCAGCAGCTTGATGCCGTCAACCTCGGTGGTGATCGTGGCGGGGAACAGTTCTTCACCGATCATGGCTTCTGCCACCGGGCGCATGGCCGCCTCGGCACGGTTGCCGTCGTCGAACCGGCGCTGGGTGGCAGCATCCACGTCCGGCACCAGGCCGGTGGCCTTTCGGCGCAGGAGCGCAGAGCGCGTCTCGTAGGGGCTGCACCCCATCATGGCTGCGGCCTCGGATGCGGTGAAGTGGCTGGCGCGCAGCGCGTGCCACTCGGGCGATCCCTGGGTCACGTTGTGAATGGTCGTCATGTCGCGCTCCTTACTCGGCTTCAATGGTGTCCACGTCCACGACGGCGCAGTCGCGGATGGCCTGGATCTGGGCGTCGGTGAGGGTGCTGCGCGACGTGACCATCGCGATGATCTCGTCGGCGGTCTTGCGGCCGGCCTGGATCAGGTCGCGCCAAGCGGGCAAGTTCTGCTCGAAGCGCTCGGCCGGGTAGGGCTCTTGCGCGGGGCGGGCG